GTCTTTAAATGGTTGTGGTATATCTTGAAAATCTATCATCCATATAATATCAAAATATAATTTCTCGCAATTTGTAAAGGTAAAAGTATGACCTTTTTTATCATAAACTTTCATTATACCATTATCAGTACGCCTTACTACATCAAAATCTTTACCATGTTGATGTATATTTAAATCTATTTGTAAGATGTTATTAGGTATAATACATTGGTTGTTCCCATCAAGATTGATAGGATACTCATTCTCTGTGTTATATGACCATCCCTCAGCTTGAACCTCACGGCAGACTTGCCTTAGAGTCTTCTGTGCTATAGCCACTTCGGGGCTTTGAACCTCTAAAGTGTTAACTGGGGATTCTCCAACGCTCATCAGGATTGAGTTTACAGCATCTAGTTCGGTAGACACTCCGTAAGTTATTGCTGACATAAAAAAAAGGGGGACACGAAGCCCCCATATAAAAAATAAAATTAACCGTTTGCAGGGTATGTTGTACCAAATGCAGTTGGCTTTGTAGTTGTTCCTGCGAACAATTCTACACAAGCTGCAGGGTTTACAAAATCTGCTCCCATAGCTAGTCTTCCTAGGATGACATCGCCTTGATATACAACTGACACATCGCCAGATGTTACCTGTACCTGTGGCCCTATTGTTTCTACTACACCTGCAGCTTCTCTTTGGAAGATTAATCCACATGTGTTAGCGAAAGCAGTAGAAGCACCGTAGTTGTTACGAGTACCGTAGTTGTTACCTGTAACTGCTGTAGCTGTTTCAACTGATTCAGATACGAATGAACCTGTATTTCCAGGATCTATTGTATCAAGGTCAGTAGCAGCTGATGCACCAGAAGATGGAGCATACTTAGTACCATACTTAGAGAAGAATGGAACATTCATTGATTTGTAGATTTTTATACCTGCAATCTCAATTACACCATTTCCGCTTTGTAAAGATGTACCTTGTACGTCTCTGTTAATTAGTCCGTTGTTACTTGCACCTTGTATAAGAGCATAGTACTGACGTGGGTTTAGTACTGCGACTCTTCCATCATCAGATACACCCTTTTCGTCTAGTGCTGCTGCTGCATCATAAAATGCTGTTACAAGATGACCGTCATTAAGAGCATCATCAGCATTTGAACCAGCACCAACTTGAACTTGTGTACCACCTGGTTCTACGAAACCACTGAGTGATACTGGGCTAGCCTGTCTAGCACCTTTTGCTATAGCTCTGAAGATAAGTCTATCATACTTTTGAGCAAGAGCATATCCAATCTTCTTGGAAATTTCTCCTCTCATTTCATAGTGTGCTAGTGTCTCATCTAACTCATATACAAATGCAGAACTGATGAGTAAGTCATCAACTGTAATAGTTTTTTCTGCTATTGGAGGAGTTTTGTCAGAGTTTCCTAATATACTGTTGCCAGGAGTGTGGTATTCCGCACTTGTGCGTCCAGTATAGATGAACTGCAAACTCTTACCGTTGGTAAGTGTACGCTTCATAACAAGATCTCTAGCTATGGTCTCCCTTTGGAAGCCAGTAAACATCTCGCCCGAAAATAATTTAAGATACAAATCTCTATTATTTGTAGCGTTAGTCGCAGTATTTATCCTACCCAGAAAGGTTTGTGAGCTAGGATTATTTGTTGACTGTTGTGCCATTTATTTGTAGGGTATTAGTTATCGTCTCTAGATCTAGAATTGTTGGAATCTTAAATGTATCAGCTAAGACTCAAGCTGTTTGTAGGTCTATCCCTACCGTCATGACGGCAAAAGGTGTCTCCGTAGAGGCTTTTACCAATTAGAGGGGAGTCCGACTCTGAGGTGCTCCCCCCCGTTTCACTTACTTAACAAATTTTGTGTAAGTGATGCCACGATAAACGAAAGTTACTTTCATGGTAATCTCCATCTACCTAAGCCCCGTTCCATGCTTAGGTTTCATGCGTCCCGAAGGATGAACGGACGTGACTATTAGCCTAGTGCAGGAGCTGTAAGAGCTACAGAAGTAGATTCAGCAGACGCTAGGTCTAATGGGAAGTTGTGTGCATTTCTTTCATGCATTACTTCCATACCAAGGTTCTGTCTATTAACGACATCAGCCCATGTAGGTATAACTTTACCGTTAGTGTCAACTATTGACTGGTTAAAGTTAAAGCCGTTAAGATTGAAAGCCATTGTGCAGATCCCCATACTTGTGAGCCATATGCCAACCACGGGCCAAGCACCAAGAAAGAAATGTAAAGCACGAGAATTATTGAAAGAAGCATATTGAAAAATAAGTCTACCAAAGTAACCGTGTGCAGCTACGATGTTATAAGTCTCGTCTTCTTGACCAAACTTATAGCCGTAGTTCTGAGATACTTCTTCTGTTGTTTCCTTAAGTATTGAGGAAGTAACGAGACTTCCGTGCATAGCAGCGAAAAGAGCTCCACCGAATACCCCAGCAACACCGAGCATATGGAACGGGTGCATAAGGATATTGTGTTCTGCTTGGAATACAAACATGAAGTTAAAAGTACCAGAAATACCAAGAGGCATACCATCACTGAAGCTCCCCTGTCCAAAAGGATAGACAAGAAATACTGCTAGTGCAGCTGATACTGGAGCTGAGTAAGCTACGCATATCCAAGGTCTCATCCCTAGTCTATAACTAAGTTCCCATTGGCGTCCCATGTAAGCACACGCACCGATAAGGAAGTGAAAGATGACAAGTTGGTATGGCCCACCGTTGTAGAGCCATTCGTCAAGGGTTGCTGCTTCCCAGATTGGGTAGAAGTGCAAGCCGATGGCGTTTGATGACGGGACAACTGCCCCTGAGATAATGTTGTTTCCATAGAGAAGAGAGCCAGAAACTGGTTCACGAATCCCGTCTATGTCAACAGGAGGTGCAGCGATAAAGGCGATAATAAAACAAGTTGTAGCTGTAAGTAATGCGGGGATCATAAGCACACCGAACCAACCAACATAAATGCGGTTGTCTGTACTTGTTACCCACTCACATAACTCTTGCCACTTATTGGTTGTTTCTCTTTGTAATGAGATTGCAGCCATTTAATTAATGTGTATGTGTGAACATTCCTTCTCCACTTTAGAGAGAAAGAAATTTATAAGATTAAGTTGAGATTGTCTATCCAGACTCTCATCAGTTAAGACCCCGATCTTAGCAAGCTCGAAGTCAAAACACGACATCTTCCATCTCGTATGAGAGTCGTAGTATGGATTAAAAGATTCCTGGGATGATTTGTCCTGTGAATATGTAGGAGCCGATAGCAGCAACAAAGCCGAGCATGGCAAACCTACCATTAGTTTCTTCAGCATCGTGCCACTGGTTATGGTTGTTCATAGGTCTTGGGGGTGTTTCGTTTGGAAAAATGTTCTGTGGTGTCATGTTGTTTTGATGGTATATTATTCCAATGACGTATAACGCCAGAGCAAATAAATAGGTTTGTAAGTAAAGTTAGATAAATATATAAATCTTTCAATTATCTTTTCTTAGCGGTCTTAGCAGACCTCTTAAAGTTTGCTTTGGTAGGAGCTCCTTTGCTCCCTACCTTTCTCATCTTCTCACCAGAGCCAGCTGCGATACGCTTTCTCTTGGCGTGTATGTTTGCGTATAGTCCACGTTTAGCCATTACTTTCTTTTGCCTCCGTGTTTACATCCACACTTTTTTTTGTATGCCATTAGCATTTCCATTTGCGTAGTGCCAAAGCTTTACGGGTTGGCTTACCGTTGGGTTTTTTCATTGGCCCTTTAACTCCTTTCATGCGAGCACAGAAGGAGCGTTTACGAGCACCACCTTGGGGTTGTGGAGCTTTTAGATTTGAGCCAGTAGCTCTGTTGTATTTTTTTCTACCAGCTGCTGTCAGTCCACCTGAGCGAGACTTATGCTTACCCATTTTAAGACTGACACTTTTCTTTTTGACAGCCATTATTTTTTCTTATTACCTAAGATTTTTTTGCGTACTGCTGCTGGTAGTTTAGACATACCCTTGCTCATTTTCTTAGCAGGTCTACCTTTCTTACTTCCGTAAGTTCCTTTTCCCATCGGCATTTTTTAGCTCCTATACTTTTAAATTTGATGCGGATAACTTTCTGATAACGTCATCTCTGAACGCTTCATCTTGTGTGTATTCTGGTTTGTTCATATCTCTCACAACTTCTGCCATACTTCTGTATGTTTCTGGAGCTGATTCTTTACCTGTTACAAGTTTAGAATCCCTACCATTTGCATCTTCGTATTGTCCCATAAGTGCTTTCACTGCAAATTTTACTGCTGATTTATTACCTGTAGCTAAGACATCATCATAATCTTTAGCTGCTTCTTGATCTAGATTTTTTCCAGCCCAGTCCATAAGATTATTATAACCGTCTTCACCGCCAGCCATAGTCTTAACCTCATTAACATCAGCTTCATTAAGATAAGGAGCTTCTGTTTCTGGACTAAAACCAGTGGTTTGACGTACACCTTCAAGGTAACTATCCACAACACTTTTACTTAGACCAGCTTTGTTTAACTGTTCATACATGGTATCATCTAGAGTACCATTATTTTCTTCAAAGTGTTTACTCATAGCAAACGGGTCAATGTCGTTGGACTTAAATAAGTCTCCTAGTTGATCTCCATATAATTCGTTTGCAGTATCATAGTTGACTGCACCATCATCAGAATATAATTGATACTCTGGTTCGGATTCAGTTGTCTCTGTTTCTGTAGTAGGTTTTTCACCTAATCTTTTTTGCAACTCAAGATAACCAGCTTCTAATTCTTCAGCTGTTTTATATTTACCAGCAAGTCTTTTATCTTGCTTGGCTACAAGTTCTTCGCCTATTCTTAAAGACTCAGCTTCTTTCTCTGCAATAGCTTGTGCTGCTACAGGATCATCTGAGGTGTCGTAGCGGATTGTTTCTGCCATAATTACTGTGGTTGTAGTGCCCCTGTTGCTTGAGTAATAGCGTCAAGTGCTTCGGGATTTTTTTGTGGATCTAGTAGTGGTGTGCTGGCTAATTGTCCAGCTTGGTCAGTCAATGACTGCATCTGTTGTGCTTGCATAGCTTGTTGTTGTTCAGCATTACGTTCATCCATACTCTTAACGAGATTTAGAATGTCAATACCTTGTGCTGCTGCAAGACGTTTAATAGCTTCATCAGGATTCATGTACTGAGCTAAAGCTTCTGGCCCCATTGTCTGGGCTATTGTAGTTATAAATTGTACTAATGCTTCTCTATCTTGCCCCCTACCTAGTGCATTTATACCTGCAACTATAGTAGGTTTAACTAGATTTTGAGGTACGCTTGGTATCTTTTTAGATCTAGTGAGAGTGTGCATCTTTCTCTTCAAATATGGTATCAAAAATTCTGTCGTTAACAAGCTGAAGAGACCGCCAAGCTGTCTTTCTAATTCCATCTGTGTCATACGTACTTCTTCTGCTGTTGTTCTTTCTGATTGGCGTACAGAGAGTACAAGAAAAGCTTCAGCTAATCTCTTCTCTAGCATGTTAATCATTTGATATGCAGTTTGGAAGTCAGCAGTTTTACCTACTTGTACTACACCTATATCATCTGGTCTACCTTGTATGATAGCTCCGTTACCTGCATTAGCAAGTGAACTTGGTTTAGTTACAGAAGATGGTGAGACAGTAAATACAACTTTAGCTGCAGCTGCACTACCTTCAACGATAGCTTGCATTAATGCTTCTAAAGATTTTAAGTCCCCAAGGAACTCTTCAACTCTGGAACGTCCGTAATCTTCTCCGTCTACCGTAACAAAACGTAGTGGTAGCCAAGGAGTTTTATCTTTTGGAGCTTTACCTACGCTGTCAGGTAGTAACATGTCGTTAGCTTCTTGATGCCAACGCCATCCACTATCATTAAGTTTAACACATGTATAAACATCAACATCTTTTGTACCTTTGTAGTCACCTTTAGAATCATCGTTAGGACTATTTTCTGCATCTAATTCTGGCAGACCTAATAGTTTTTTACTGACTCTTTCTTTAGTTACTATCTCAACCACATTACCATTACCATCTCTTTCAACTACATACCTGTTAAGAGGATATACTTTCATACCTTCTTTACCCATAAAGAGTAGAGCATTACCTGTAACAACTAAATGTTTTAGGGCAGCAAAGATCTGCACTCTATCCGTAGAGGCAGCTATACTTTCCATAATCATTCGTTCTATCTTTGCAAAGCTAAGATCTAATTCACTCTTTGCTTCAGCTGGTATCTGTACACCTAGTTTAGAATCATCTAATTGTAGTTTAAAAAAACTGGTTGACGGAGGTAGGAGCCCTAGCATGAGCTTCGAGCTCAACGTGGTAACTCCTTTGGCCCCGACTGATTGCCAAGGTGTTTGAAAGCTTTGATATAAAGCATCACCTTCGTTACGCATCAGTAATGTGGGAATAGTTAACTCCGCACATTCATAAGCAACATGCAGAAATTGTTCACGGTGACTCGATAATTCTTGGTATCTTTGCCGTGCGTTTTTCATTAATATGATCCTGTAGTAGAACCAGCACCGCCAGTGCTTACACCTTGTTTAGTTGTGATTCCTTTTAGCCCACCTGTAGCTGGTTTCTTAGTAGCTAATTTACTCGTACCTTCTGTAGCAGATTTCTTGTTAACTTTTTTAGCTTTGACTTTAGCTTTCTTTTTAGTTTGATCGTCCGTTACAGGAAGTGGGGTTGGGCTTACTGGCATTTCTGTTGGAGCAGTTTGCACAGGTGCTGGTGCGGGTGGCGGTGTAGGTGCAGCTGGTACTGGTGGGGGTTCGGGAGTTCTTCTATTTCCAAATAATCCTCCGATACACATAGTTATTCTCCTTTTAAATTTTCTTTTAGTAATCTAATAATTGATAGTTGACCAGCCCTAAAAGATATTTCTTTCTCTGATAGTGTGTGGTCTGGAAACTTGTCTGGAAACTGCTCGTCAAGATCATCAATCATCTTTTCGATACGTCCCCACTCAAGCGTACTTGGGTAAGTTGGTGTTTGCATGTTCAAAGAACGCAGGCATCCTGCCTCGTTTAGTGTCAGAAAGTTCTGGGGCTTTGCCCTCATACATTAGACGATCACTTGAGTTCGTCCAGAATTTTCTGCTTAAATATTTGTTAGGTGAGATATCATTTAATGGTTCAAAGATCCAATTTATAGTAGCCTTCCTAAGTTTGTCCAAAGAGTTGCTAGGACGTAAACCCATATCAGCACATACCAAAGAGTTGCAGGCGACATGAATTTGCTCATCTCTGGAAATATCAGCCGATACTGTCCTAAGAGCAGCATCGCCACAAAACCTATTGAAAGGTAGAATAACAAAGAAAATAGCACGTTCAGCCACCAAAGCTTTTAGGACAGTGTGATCTGGATGAGCTATCCAAGCATCACGTAATAGTTTAGCCTCTCTCTCAGCCTTCTCGTCAACGCCAAGAGCGTCAGCGATATAACCAAGAGCAAGGTCATGGTTCTCCTCGTCCTTTACGTTTGAGACGAGAAGTGTTCTAGCAATTTCGGGAACCTCTTTGCTAAGGGTTTCCGTAATGAAGTCACCCACAGGTAGCTCCATATGCCGTATTGCCAGAGCACGGAAGATGGCTTCTTCACTACCTTTAAGGAGGGTTCCTTTTGTGGGCTTAACGGGAGTCCACTTTCTTTTCCGTTGTAATAACTTATCATAAGGGTTCATTCTGCACAACCTATACATGTAATGGGTTCGTTTAGTATCCCACTCAAGTAATCATCAACATCAGCT